CATTTATACGATTTTGGTATATTTATAGAATTAATGCCAGATGAAGAAGAGAAAATGATGCTTGAAAATAACATTCAAATGGCAATCCAACAACAAAACATAGAACTTGAAGATGCTATTGATGTTAGAGAGATTAAAAATATTAAACTTGCTAATCAAGTATTAAAAATACGTAGAAAAAAGAAAATTGAGAGAGATCAAGTTATAGCACAACAGAATATTCAAGCGCAAGCAGAGGCGAACGCTCAAACACAACAAGTTGCGGCTCAAGCAGAGGTTCAGAAAAATCAAGCTTTAACACAATCTGAAGCTCAACTCGAACAAATGAAAGCGCAAATGGAATCTCAAAAAATGCAACAAGAAGTTGCTCACAAGAAAGAGTTAATGGCATTAGAATTTCAATATAACATGCAATTAAAGGGTATTGAGACTGAGGGTAAAAAAACAAAAGAGAAGGAAAAAGAAGATCGTAAAGATGAAAGAACAAGAATTCAGGCTTCTCAACAAAGTGAACTTATAGAACAAAGAAATAGTGGAAAACCACCTAAAAACTTTGAGTCAGCAGGTAATGATACCTTAGGTGGCGGATTTGATTTAGGTGCATTTGAACCTAGTTAAATTTTTTATTAATTATTATTATATTATATTATGGAAGAAAAAGATGAACAAGTAGTTGAAGAAACTACACAAGAATCAACTGAGCAGGTTGATGAAACAAAATTTGAAAGCGCTGGAGATGATAGCATAACAAAAATAGATTTAAGTAAACCTCCTAAAACAGAGGAAAATGAACAACCAGTTGATAACACAAAAACCGAGGATGTTCAAGAAAAGATCATTGAAGAAACAACTGATAAAGAAGAGGTTGTTGAACGATCTACAGAAGAAAACACTGAACAACCTGTTTTAGAGGAAATTACAGATGAAGAAGTAGAAGAAACAGTTGAAGAATTAGAAGAGCAAGTCGAAGAAGCTGTTGCTGAAGCTGAAGCCACTGGAAAACCAATCCCTGAAAACATCCAAAAACTAATGGATTTCATGGAAGAAACCGGTGGAGATTTAGATGACTACGTAAAGCTTAATCAAGATTATAGTAAATTAGATGATCAAAATTTATTATACGAATACTACAAGCAAACAAAACCTCATTTAAATAATGAAGAAATTAACTTCCTTATGGAAGATTCGTTCTCTTATGATGAAGAAGTAGATGAAGAAAGAGATATACGAAGAAAAAAATTAGCGTTAAAAGAGCAAGTTGCCAACGCTAGAGCCCATCTGGACGGGCAAAAGTCCAAATACTATGAAGATATCAAAGCTGGGTCAAAGTTGACTCAAGAACAACAAAAAGCAATTGATTTCTTTGATAGATACAACAAGGAGTCAGAGGAAAATAACAAAGCAGCAAAAGCAGCTAAATCTACTTTCTTACAAAAAACAGACAATGTTTTTAACGATAAGTTCAAAGGTTTTGAATATAACGTCGGAGATAAGAAATTTAGATTTAATGTTAAAGATGCTAATGAGACTAAAGAAACTCAAAGTGACATCAATAATTTTGTCAAGAAGTTCTTGAATAAAAAAAATGAAATGTCAGATGCTAAAGGTTATCATAAATCTCTTTATACAGCTATGAATGCGGATGCTGTTGCTAATCACTTTTATGAACAAGGAAAAGCAGATGCTATGAAAAATAGTGTTGCTAAAGCCAAAAACGTGAATATGGATCCAAGACAAAGTCATGGAACTATTGAAGCTGGCGGTGTTAAAGTAAGAGTGTTAGGTGAAGATTCCACTGATTTTAAGTTTAAAATTAAACAAAAATAACAATTTAAAATTACAAAATTATGGCAATTTCAAGTTTTACGCCCACAGGTAAGGATTATACTCAAAGAGTCCTTGGGGCGGACAATTACTTAGACATCCAAAATAATGGATGGGCACAGCAATATTTGCCTGACTTAATGGAAAAAGAAGCTGAGGTTTTCGGTAAGAGAACTATTTCAGGTTTTTTATCTCAAGTTAGTGCAGAAGAAGCTATGTCAGCTGATCAAGTTATTTGGTCAGAACAAGGTAGGTTACACCTAGCTTATGAAGGAACAATAACATCAGCAGCGGCTAGTACAGTAGAGGTAGCTAAAACTATGGATGGTGTTGCTCAAACTACAGATCACGGTATTAACGTTGGTGATATGGTATTAATCGCTGGTGGAGGACAAACTATTACAGCGCGTATAAGTTCAGCTCCTGATACGGACGCTAGTATTATTTGTTTACCTTACGGTTACGCCCATATGTCTGATGCGGGTTTTGTTGATGGTGATGATACTATCAAGATATTAGTTTTTGGTTCTGAATTTGCAAAAGGAACAGCTAATAAAACTAGATCTAACAAACCTGTTTTTAACGTTTACGACAATAAACCAATTATCATAAAAGATATGTTTGAAGTATCTGGATCTGATGCTGCTCAAATTGGTTGGGTTGAAGTGTCTGGTGAAGAAGGTCAAAACGGGTATTACTGGTACTTAAAAGCTGAAGGTGATACTAGAGCTAGATTTACAGATTATCTAGAAATGGTATGTGTTGAGGCTGAGAAAAACGTAGCTGCTTCTAACATTAATATGACAGGATCAGCGGTTTCAGCAGATGATGAATGCGGTACTGAAGGTTTGTTTAAATCTATTACCTCTAGAGGACACCAATCTTCTGGTGTTACTGGTGTTAATGCCGCTACTGATTTAGCTGAGTTTGATGCTATGTTAGCTGCATTTGATGAAAATGGTGCTATCGAAGAAAATATGTTATTCGTTAATAGAGCAACTGCTCTAGCAATGGATGATATGTTAGCTTCAATGAATTCTTACGGTGCTGGTGGTACTTCTTATGGAGTATTCAACAACTCAGAAGATATGGCTCTTAATTTAGGTTTCTCTGGTTTCAGACGTGGATCTTATGATTTCTATAAATCAGATTGGAAATACTTAAATGATAAGCAAACTAGAGGTGGTATTAACGCTGCGGCTACTGGTGGTGAAGCTATCAGAGGTGTTGTTATACCAGCTGGTGTATCCTCAGTTTACGATCAATCATTAGGAAAGAACATAAGACGTCCTTTCTTACATGTTAGATACCGAGCTTCTGGTTTAGAAAGTAGAAAGTTCAAGACCTGGATTACAGGTTCTGTTGGAGCTGTTACTTCTGACTTAGACGCAATGACTGTAAATTTCTTATCTGAGAGATGTATGGTTACACAAGGAGCTAACAACTTCTGTTTATTAAACTAAACAACTTTTAAAAGAGAGTGGGGCTTAGTCTCCACTCCCTTTTATTTTTATTAATTTTATTATATATTATATTATGGCAAAGAAACAAGAAACAAAAAAAGAAGTAGTAACTGAAGAGGTTACTCAGGTTGTAAAACAACCAAAAACAGTTGTTAAAGAAAAGTCTTTACCAACATCAAAGAAAGATACTTGGGAAATAAAAGATAGATTTTATCTATTAAAAGGTAATGACAGGCCTTTAAGTAAATTACTAAAAGGATGTAATATACATTGGTTTGATGAGGAAAAAGGCTATGAAAGAGAATTAAAATATTGCTCAAATCAAAGAACTTGTTTTGTTGATGAAATGGTTGGAGATCAAAGATTAGAACATATAATTTTTAGAAATGGTGTTTTGAACGTTACTAAAAATAAAACTGTTCTTCAAAAACTTTTATCTTTATATCATCCGCAAAGAGACAAAATTTATCACGAACACAAACCTTCTACTATAGCTGCTAGTGAAATCGATATATTAGAAATGGAAATAGAAGCATTAAACGCTGCCCAAAACCTAGATATCGATATGGCAGAAGCTGTTATGAGAGTGGAGATTGGTTCTAAGGTATCTAAGATGAGTTCTAAAGAACTTAAGCGCGATTTACTGTTGTATGCTAAGAGAAATCCTGAATTATTCTTAGAATTAGTTAACGATGAGAATGTTGTTCTTAGAAACTTTGGTATTAGAGCAACTGAAATGAATATCATTAAGTTAAGTTCTGATCAAAGAACATTCAGTTGGGGTTCTAATGATAGAAAACTAATGAACGTCCCATTTGATGAACATCCGTATTCAGCTTTAGCTGCTTGGTTTAAAACTGATGAAGGAATGGAGATTTACTCCAATATAGAAAAACAATTAAATTCGTAATCAACTTGTAGTAAGCGATCGCCCTACGGGGCGATTGCAAAACTACATAAAACAAATTGTATGGAATTAAATAAATCTAAAGGATTAGGAGATACAATTGAAAAAATAACAAAAGCAACTGGAGTATGGAAGGTTGTAGATAGGGTGAGTAAAGTAACTAAAAAAGATTGTGGTTGCGATAAAAGAAAGGAAACTTTAAATAGATTATTTAAATATT